GTGGGGCAACGAAATTCTTTCCAGTTGCCCGGGAGGGTGAGCGATGACAAGCTTGCCCGGTTGCAGGCTTTGTTCCCGCAACTTACGTTGGTTAATGGTGTCACTCACCATTCCCATGGGGTCCTAGCCGCCACTAGGGCCATTGTTGAGCAAATTGAGTACTCCAAGATCCGGCAGGATTATGGGGCGCAGGTGAAGATTGTTGATATTGGAGCAAACCCCATCAGGCATGGGACCCATGGTCGACGAAACATCCACTGTTTGTGCCCCATCCTTGATGCTAAGGATCAGAATCGTGCCCAACGCACGATGCAGAGAGGGTTATCTGAGGGAATAACGCGATGTGAACACAGGTTTGAAGACTGCAATTGCGAGGGTCTTCGGGAGTGTGTTCTTTTGTCTGTGCACTCGTTGTATTACCTCTCCCCGGCTACCATCCTTGACCGAATGGAAGCCCTCAATTCAAAGATGCTGGTGGCCATCCACCACCAGTTCGACAACGTCTACGGCAGCCTGGAGGAGGCCAAGTATTACTTGACCACCACTGGTGACGTTGTTATGCACGTTGACGGCAATGTTGCGCCCTACCACCACCCGAATTTGCTTTGGTTGGTGGCAGGACGTCAAGAGGGCGAGCGATTTGATCTCACTTGGGAGACTCGCCCTGTTGGCATTGCTGGTCTGTACGTGACCGTGTTCTCCATTGGTGAACACGTGGACATGCCTCCTCAATCACGTTTGCTGGCCAACGACATCTCGGTGTTGAAAGACCTTGGCAATGGGAGATTCAGGAGCACTGGCAACCTCACATCGGCCTTGTTGAGGATTGACCATCAGGAACCGGATTCTTGGACGGCCTGGTTGACCAGCTTCATTGTCAACCCGCCGTCGTTCGTCGAAGTTGACCTCTACGGTCGCTGCCTTCTGGTACATGGGCGCGAGCACAACCGAGTTGTGTCGTTGGACCTTGTTGAGTTCTTGGTGTCCACTTTTAGTGGCAACACGAAACTAGACAACAACACGATCACAGCCATGGTGGGGCGAGCGCGTGCCCAATTAGCCAGGGCGCAGGTGCCTG